GCAAATGTGTTACCAGTATCGTCAACGTTTAAGTTAGCGTTAAGTGCAGGGGTGTAGTCTAGGATTCCAGCCATTGTTAGAGCTGAAGCAACGTCGGCGGAGCAAAGGACAACGTTACCCTTTCCTCGACGAGTTCTTTGTGCGATTTGGTTCGCATCTCTTTCAATCTGGAATAAAAGTCCTTTGAACTTCTCAACTGACCAACGACCATTACTGTCGGTGTCTAAGTCGAACGTTCCAGCAGTTGCAGTGTTAATTGTAGCACCTTGTTCTGCGGACTTGTAGATAGTTCTGATAACTTCTCTGTTGATCTCAGCAAGAATCTCAGTTGATAGAATGTTTGCTAACTCAGCCTCAGCGTTCAATCCATGGATTGCCTTAAGGTCTTGAGCTAATTCTAAACTGTACTCTGCCTTTAGTGCTCTAGACTTAGCAGTAACAGTAACCTTCTCGATTGAGAATGCCATCTGATGGAAAGCTGCTGCACCTGTACCATCAAGAGTCTCAGACTCTTTTGTAGACATACCCTGACCTACTGTGTAGATGTCAGACTGTGCACTAGTGCTTGTAGCAGATGGATCAAGTAAAGCTGGGTTTGAACCTGACTGTGCAGTTGTACCCAAACCAACGTTTCCGTCAACCCATCCAGAAGTATTTGTTCTTCCTTCGTTTTGACCAGAGAATGCTGAATCGACTTCGTTGTAGAATGTCTCATCTCCAGATGGACCTTCGTAACGAGATCTCATTGCGAAGATAAGACCAGTTGGGCCACTCATTGGTTGTACACCAGCAAGGTCATATGCCACCAAGTTAGGCATAGATCTTCTGATCAATGAGATAAGAACTGGGTCGAAACCAGCAACTGGGCCAGTAGCAGTTGCACTACCACCGAATCCACCGCCAGCACCAGCAGCGTTTGCTGCGTTAGTTGGAGGAGCTTCCATCAAGTTGATACCTGATGAGAATGCTTGCTCCTCTCTTAAAAATTTTTCTTGGTTTTCTAGCAAGACAGCAGTAACTGCTTTACGATGATTGTCTTTGATTGGATCAAGGCCATCATACTCTAATAGCGGCTTCCACTTTTCCTGCAGTTGTTCTGATTGGAACATTTGCTTAAAAAATTAGTGTTTGCGTTTGTTTAATATCGAAATCAGGATTGCTTAAATGCTGATATTGTCTTCATGTAAGCAGCCATTGCGTTAGATACATCTGATGCATCTGCACTATCGACTCCTTCTGAAATTGTATCAGATTTAGCAGCTGGTGACTTTGTTTTAGAAGAGAAATATGACTCTCTAAGTGTCTCCAACTTCTCACGATAAGATTCTTCACTTTCAAACTCTACACTTTGGGAAAGTGAAGCGAGCTTTTCTTTCTGAGTGGATGCTAATCCTTCAGAAACTGATTCAAGAATACCATTAGCAACAGACTCACCGAGTCTACTGTTTAAACTAACGTTCTTCTCAATCTGCTCATTGAGCTTGGTCTCCATGTCATCTAGTTTTTCTACCATGCTTTCCAGCACATCATATTTGTCATCAGGGATAGTTACATAATGTTCTTCAAAGAGTGACTTCATCCCACTTAAGAAGGATTCTGTCATATCTGTTTTTAACCCTTGCTCAATTGCAAGAGCATTTTCGGTGAACCACTCATCTGCAACATACTCAAGGTAGTTATCAACTCTTTCGGAAAGAGATGCTTTTTCTTCAGCGATTCTCTCTTCAAGTGTTTCTTGGTATTTTGCTTCTAATGCTTCCTTGACTTCGGAAACTTTAGTGTTTAGAGCTGTCTCGAAAACAAGCTTTGCCTTTTCTTTAAACTCTTCAGAAAGGTCTTCTCCTCCAAAGAGTGCATTAACATCTTCCTCGATGTCAACTTCTACTTCCTCAGTAGATTCTTCTTCAGCAACTACCTCATCAGTAGTTTCTTCTTCTTCCTCGATAACTTCCTCCTCTGTTTCTGCCTCTTCTGCTTTCATAGCTTTGGCATTAACAACATCTTTCACTTGTGCAAGTGTAAGTGCAGGATCTTTCAGCTTTGCTGAATCGTCATCAGGTTTATAGTTTTCTGGTGTAGGTCCACCTAGGTCTTCTACTGGAATGCCTGATGCTGGCATTGGATCTGCAGGTTTTGCACCTTTGGTGACTACGTTTTCTTCGATGTTTTCCATTTAGTGTAAAAAGTTACCGTGGATTTATTTAAATTCGTAAGAATCTATACTTATTTATAGATCTTTTACATTTAGAGGTTATTTAGAAAATCTTGGAACAGACTTAACTTCTTTTCCTCTAATCTTTGTTGTGTGACAAGTGTATTAATACGCTTCTCAGTTTTTTCCGCAAGTTCTTCACGAAGAGAACCTCCTTCCCAAACCCATTCTTTTCCTTCCATAATTCCATTCACAAAAGCGTCTGGTGCGGAAGGGTCTGCCACTATGTCGGCAGCGGTTGCTAATTGAAAGTCTTCACCAACCATTTTACAACCATTACTACTTTCTCTTAGTGAACCAACACCACGAGAAGATACTCCAAGTTTAACTCCTTCATCTATTAAAGATGATGCAATTTTACCCATTGGAGTTGAAAGTAATTGTGCTTTCCCTCTAAAATTATTTCCTTCTCTTACGAGCGAGGTAATTTTGTGGGATACACGATCTAAGTTAACTGTAGGACCTTCTGGATGACCAAGTTCACCAAGTGCTCTACCTTGAGAGATAAAAGTTTTATTGTATCTTCTGACTTCATTTTCCAGAATATCAACAGGATACATTCTACCATTACGATTTTTGATACCACCTTGAAGAAACACACCTTCGATACAGAGACGTTTTGCTTTCCCTTTACCTTCAGTGATAAATTTTACTTCTGAGACTTCTTCTGTGATAAGTTTCATTATTCTGATTCCTCTTCAGTTGGTTGTTCATCTGATACTTCTTCCTCTTCTGGTGCTTCAGCATCAAAAACAGATGAAGCAACATCAGGTCTAAAAGCATCAATACGAGTTGCTGCTTTTGCCATTAATGCATCCTTTATTTTATCAGATACATCACTAGCACTAGCGTCAGTCGCAATCAAATCCACTAATTCTTCCATAAGATTAAATTATAGCAATATGTTTATTTATATCTCGGCTGTTTTGGTATCTTTTTGATACTCTGCATCAGTTATCTGTGCTTCTGCTTCTACATCTGGATCTTGTGGTACATCTCCAAGATCTCCACCACCTTCAGCACCTTCTTGTGGTAATGGTTCTCCAGTTATTGGGTCAACTTCTGCAGGATTTGGAATAATACCTTTTTGTATTTCATCTTCAATCTGCATATCAATCTCTTCAATTTCCTGATCTGTCTGACGTAATACTCTCTTTCTTACAAATTCAGTGGAATAATACTTACCAATATATGGTTCAATCTGTGCAAGATTACCTAAACGACCTTGAATCATTTCAGTTTCTTTTAATTCTGCAAACTGATTATCATATAAGAAGTCATATTGAATATGATCTTCCATCTTATTCCAGTCTTCTGGAGTTACAATATTCTTTAATATTAACTGAGTTTTAAGCATATCATTGAACATATGTGCAAAACGCTTTCTTAAACGACCTACAAACTTCGCAAATTTTAATTCATCTCTTAATATTTCTGATGAACGACCTAAATTAAATCCACCTTCTGCAGCGATTCTTGACTCTGGAATACCTAATGCACGATATAATTTCTTCTGAAAATATTCAATATCAGTTAACTCACCAAGATTTTGTCCACCAGGTAGAGTTGTGATTTCAGTTCCCCGACCACCTTCTCTTCTTGGCAACCAAAAATCCTCCATCATACTCATAAATTTACGATCATCACGAACTTCTCCAGTTTGTGCATTATAAGTCAACTTATTACGATAGCGACTCATAACTTCTTTCAAGTATTGTTCTGCTTTTACTTTCGGAAGATTACCAACATCAATATAAAATATTCTTCTCTCTGGTGCTCTTGATAATCTGTAGATTACAAGACTATCTTCAATCATTCTCAATAGATTAAGTGCCTTGATTGATTTTTGTAGGTATGAAAGAACAGTTTGTTTATTACGATCAACTA